CGTGCGTTAAAGAGTGCTCTGCTATTTGGTTTGTTTGTTCTTCGTTTGTTCGAGTACACTTCGTCTGTTCGCCTGCGTTTCCCGAGATATGAGTTTGCCGTTCTAACAGCGTTGCGTACTCCACTTGCCGCTGCTCTTACTAATCTTGGGTTGTTGTATGCCATTCTTGCTGTTCTGTAGGCTGCGCCGATGTATGGAAGGTACCGAGGGGCGTTTCTTCGAAGCGTAAGGGACATTTAGGAAAAAAATTCTTTTATTTCAAGTCTTCTTTTTAAAGCGTCCACAGTGGCCTGATCAACATCAGGATACCACTTGTACACAGGTAAATTGGATGTTATCCAAAATTTAAGTGCAGACAAGGGTAGACTTGATCCTTTGAGCTCCACGTTGACTGGATAACGATCAAGCCATCGGAGCAAATGGTGGATTGCGATTTGACCACGAAATTCATCGATAACAACATGCTGTTGACCATCGTAGCCGCACCAGAATTTCGACGAGGGATCTTTAGGATAAGCTCCCACTCCGGCTTGCTCCCAAGCAAGCTGTGACTTTCCAGTTCCAGTTGGACCCCAATAAACGAGACAAGTTCGCTCCATTCCAACTGGTTTCGCGTAGTCAGAGCGGATTGCTCTGATAGTTCGATAATTCTGAACTCGAATATTGGCTGGAATGGATTCAAAATCTCCAGATTTAGCTGAATCCCATACTCGCTGCCAGTCAGGCTTTGAGTTTCTTCGGATTGGGAGTTCTCCGAACTCGAACCGGGTTCCTGGGACAGCCGTATCTTCTTTTCGACAGTAGTCTCGGGCATGGGCTGACCGGGTTGGCTCTGCGTGGCATTTTGACCCAAAAATGGATTTGACTCCACCGAGACGTTGCTTACGGGAGAAGCAGACCATGAGTTGCCAGTGTCGGTAACCGGAGTCCTTACCTGACTCAAGTTGACCCGTGACATAGGAGACGAGGGCGTGACACTTTTCCTTTGGCTGAAATTCATCTTCAGGAATTGTCAGTATCCAGAAACGAGCTTGATTCATTAAAATATAGCTCGATCGGTCGCTCTTTATATAGTGAGCGGCCGCAGTCAGGTGACTGTGACAACGGGGGTACTGAGGGACCCGCGCTGTGACCTAGGGTTACGTAAACCTAGAAGCGGCCTTCGACCGCTTGTGAGCCGTTAAAAGCTTTTAGCTTTTTGGCTTTAAACTATTTGGCTTTTAGCTTTAGGCTTTAAGCTTAAGGTTTAGCTATCTGAGCCTTTGTGTGAGTACACGAGCCTTCGCGCCAGTAAGTAATACTAATGGCTCGCTACGGGAGATCGACGGTTTTGGGCAAGTTAGGACCTACGATCGCAATGAAAACTAAAAAATATAACGCCGTATCCTTTCGGGGCGTGGGGTTTTCCTTTGGGCGTGGGGTTTATTTAAGTATTAAAGTTCGCGTATGGTGTTTCTTCATCCACACGCGAGTACTTTGGTTCAGATGGAAGAGGCCAAATGTATTCTTCAAATACAGTATTGGACTTTCGGAACGTGTTTTGTTCACGTACACCAGCAGCTGCTGAGAACCCACCACTCTGTTCGGGGACCGACATCTTGATGGTTCTTTCCATTTCAATCAATACTGCATGCTGTGCATTTCCGACGGGTTCTGGGTTTAAAAAGTACCCAGCAACACCGGGATCAGTATTGGTAGAGGACACGTTGATTACGTCGTAATAAACTGACCACATGCAATAAATTGCGCCTTTATGATAAGATTGATAAGCGTTATCAATATAGTTCTTTACACCCGACATTTTATCAGCTGGTACTGTAAATGAATAAGAATCAGTCTGCCCGGGTGCTAGAATCCACTGGACTTTTTCAGTAGCCCAGTTATCCCTCCATTGCGAGTTAAATGTAGGTACATTACGATAAACGGTAGTACCTGCTTGGTCATTTAAATCGGCACAGATCAATGAAGAGCTGATTAAACCTGAAGTAGTGTTGTTTAAAGAGGCCCTTTTCCATAATTCCAAAGGACCATAATCACCCCCAATCTTTGATTTGGAGGTGCATTTCCACATTTGTAAACGGACGTTTCTTTCAGTGTTGTTCTTAATCCAGAACTTAACTTTACAGTAGTCGATATCGACCTCTAACGTCTTTGATTCAAAGTTATTCGTATCACCGACATCGGGATACTCAATGTTTGGTTTTCCATTAAACAGTTTACTTGCTGCATCAAGTACTATGTTCCAGGAGAATACTTCTCCGGAACGAGGGAAGCCTGTGAATGCTTCCAGACTGTTTTCGAATCCAGGAAACATGACCCATGTTTTACGATTGTCCACGTTCTGCACAAGTGCAAGTGGACGGGCTGCGTATATATGAGTACCGACGACTTGATCAGAGTGATCTACGACATGTTTGATCTTTTTGCGTAGTTGTTTTCCAACTTTGATTGTACGCTTCTTCTTATTTCTTTTTCCCCCAATTCTTGTTGCTAGTCGAGTGGTTTTGGCTGTCCGTGCGTTAAAGAGTGCTCTGCTATTTGGTTTGTTTGTTCTTCGTTTGTTCGAGTACACTTCGTCTGTTCGCCTGCGTTTCCCGAGATATGAGTTTGCC